TCTGGATCTCCATGCCAAAAAGTTCGGCTATCCAGTAAAACTGGAAATTGCCCAATATGCCGATATAGCTTCCAGAAATGAAGGTATTAGGCGCATATTCCGACTCGTTCACAGGCAAGCTCAATATCGTGTCTGGTTGGCCTGCAATTAAACCCTGTTGCCACATGTAATTGCCTTCTCCGTCTTTCAGCTTGCAAATGGCCTTTATGACGTCCCTGTGAAAGATCCATTGTGCCCCGTTCCTGTACTGGGCCTTAAGCTTATATTTTGCCTCTATAAGGCTGTCTGCCGTTATAGCGGTTGCGTTGCCAGTATTGACGTCCCTTGATGTCGGTATGCCGTTCGTATCTGCCTTAAACACGCCAAGGGGTTTTGCACTCCCGTCGCCGTTTAAGAAGTTGTTTTCCATGGCCGTGGCAAACTTATATGTAAGTCTGTCGCGCACAAGTGCCTCGGCAGGGATTGCACTAACTCTGAGCAATTTCATTGATATCTTGGCCAGCTTCGCAAGCTGTTGAGGTTTTAGATCCCGCTTGCCAAATTTCATATCCGTATCTGCCGTTGACGACAGGTCTTGAACCTCGGTTGTCCAGACTGGATCGCTCATGTCTGCATCAAGCGTCGGAGCGCCGAGGGAGTCGGAGGTCGTTACCTGAAACACCCTCGAAATTCTCCGCACAAACACCGCATTGTCTAGACCTTTGATCAACTCAGCGATAAACTGCTGAGGAGGCACAAGGTACCCGCCGAGAGTACCGCCACCACTGCCGTCATCCACCTGAAGGGCCCTAAGCTCTGGCGTTACCACTCCATTTACGATATAAGAGCGGAAAGCGTCCATAACCTTGGCTTCCCTATCCTCTTTCGCACCCTCAGCGCCTAAAGGCGCCTTAAATGCCCTGTTTACAGGTTTATCGAGCTCCCTTTCTTCCCTCTCCTGCTCCTCAAGCCTCTTGGCCCTCTTGGCAAGGGAGTCCATCTCATCAAACATTTTGTCATATTGCTGCTGTTCCTCTGCCGTGAAGTCCCTGTTCTCTGCTTCTGCCCTGTCCACAAGCGCCTTCGCCTGCTCCCAAATATTCGCCCTCTTCTCTAACAATTCCTTTATTTTATCTGCCATCTTTTATACCTCCTTAATTTTGTATAGTTCTAATTTTCTTTTTGCTATCATAATTTTTCGTTTCGACTCCTCTTCCCACGGCGGTATGCGGTCAAACTGCCTGTAATGACTGCCAAGGTGTGCCTGTACCTTCGGGATGTCGGCGTCTGGTATGTCTGTTTGCGATAGTCTTGCCGCCGCGTTTGCCACTCCCCGCCACACAACTGCCCCATCACTAGGTCTGTGATGAGGAAGTTCCAAATCCCCAAAAGTCTCTGGAGGCATCATGGCCGCCCATGCATAGTGGCCTGCGATTCGGCGTTTTTCTGCGTCGGATAATTCATCCCAAGGCGTTGAGGTGAAGTCTGAAAGTGTAGGAGCTTCCCATGCCTCGCCTTCTGGAGCTTTCTCCCTTGATACGTCCTGAGGCGATACCCCCCTTTCCTCTTTGGTCTTCATGTACGCTTTATATATCTCCTCTGCGCTCCTTAATCCTACAGAGGTTGAAGGATACGCTGGATAAGTTACAGGGCTAACGTCATAAAGGCGGCCTATCTTTTTTAAGATCCTTACTGGCATGTCCCCGCTGTCGTCCCACTCCTCAACTCCGCCCTCCATCGAAAAAGCGAAGCTCGACTGGTCAATGTCGCCTCTGCGTAAGTGCTCAACTAAGTCTCTCCCTGCCGTGGTCTTCATGTTAGGCGTAAATTCGTAGCGGAGGCCGTATTCGTCCTCCCATACTTTTAAGGTGTTGTTCTTCGTCCTCGCCACTATCTGAGACGGGTCATGATTAAAAAGCGCCCTTATGTCCGCTCCCCTTATAGCCTCGCTGAACGCTCCCTTGGTTATCTTTTCCTTAAACCCCCAAAGCTCCTCAGACAATTCGTTAAACCTTGCGGCATAACCTGAAACCACAGGTTCGGCGTCAGTTCCTCGAAGTTCAATCTTGGCGTTTACGTATCTGCGCTCAAGGTTATTCCTTCCCATCCTCTTCGTTCCCTCCTTTCTGTGCTGGTGCCGCAGAAGTTATCGGCACCATGTTGCCGTTTATAAGGTAGGCGTCCCCGCCCTGTTCTGGCGGGATCGGGTTCATGTTTTCAAGCTCCCTGATATCGTTTGCGCTAAGCCACCCGTCGTTTCTTCCTTTGCTGTAATACTGGGCCCTGCTCGCGACGTCCCCACGGAGGAGACCATCTATGACAAATTCGACGTAATACTTTTTCTTGTCCGCTTCGCGAAGCAGTTGCCGCCTTATCTGCTGTTCCCAGTTAACAAGCCTTGGACGAAGGCAATCCTGCACAAACTCTATGGCCATATGTTCAATCGAGGCGTAGCTTGGCTTCTCGAGCGACGATATCTTGTGGAGCGGTACTCCAAAAAACCTCGCCACCTCCTCTGCCTGATACTTCCTAGTCTCGATAAACTGAGCGTTGTCGTTCTGTATGGTTATCTGATGCCACTTCATGCCAGACTCAAGGAATAAAACCTTATGGTGCTTTCCAAGCCCAGCGTATTTTTGCGTGAACGACTCCTTAAAGTTCTTCATTGCCTGCTCCGACAGTTTCCCGGGGATCTCAACTATGCCTGACGCAACCGCACCGTTGGCAAAGAACGACGCCCCGTACTGCTCCGCCGCCAGCGCAAGGCCCGCTATCTCCCTCGCAAACATTAGTGGCCTATACCCGCTTATTGCGTCGTTTGATAAACCCCTTATATGAAAGATGTCCCTTTGTGGGAGTACTGTGATGGATTTTTCTGGTAGGCTTATTTCGTAAAAGAGTTCTTGAGCTTCGTTTCTGAAGGGACGCACAAAGGGAGCTGGAATTGGCCACAGGCTCGTAACCTCCATCCTCCCGTTCCTCTCAATGTAGGCATAGCAGTTTCCAAAAAGCTCAAGCTGTGCCTGCATCATTTTTCTAAAATCGAAACTGCTCATCTCTTCGTTAGGTTCATATTGAATTATATCATAAAGCCAATGTTCGCGCGCCCTCCTTCTGCCCCTAGGCTCTATGCGTTCGTATGTCGGCACAGGCAACGACGCCACGGTATTGCTTATCAAGTTAACGCAGGCGTAGACTGCCGATACCCTAAGCAAGTCCTCCTCAGTAAGGCTAAGCCCCGTTGCCGATCCCCCGCCTGCGAGCCACGACGCAAACCATTGTGGCGAAACAGGGAAAGGCGATGCTCTCTTTGTAAAAGTCTGTTTTATTTTTTGTAATATGCCCATCTCAAGCCTCCTTCACATTTACACCGCGAATACTCCGCGGCTCTCGTATGCGCTCTCTTCTGGAGCTTCCGACTGGAGCATTGTCGATATTGCAATGATAACCGCCACCGCTGGATCTATTCTCTCTGTAGATTTATCCTTTGCTGGCTTTATGTTGCCCGCTGGGTCTTGCGCAACAACTAGGTTATCCATCGCCCACGTTAAGACAGGATTGTTGTTGTGCCGAAGCTTCCTGCCTATTATCAGTCTTTCAAGCTCCTTGCACGCAGGCGACATTGTCTTAAACCCTTGGCGCACCTCCATTACAGGCACACCCTCGCTTTCAAGGTCGATGGCCCACTTTGTTGCGTTCCACGGGTCATAACCTACTACCTGAAGGAGCGGAAAGCGTCTCTTTATCTCATCCGTTATGGCAATCCTTATGTAGTCGTAATCTATGACGTTGCCCTCTGTCGCCGTTATGTGGCCCTGCTGTGCCCATAAGTCGTAAGGTACCCTGTCGCGCCTTACCCTTGCCGCTATGTTTTCCCTCGGCACCCAGTTGTATGAAAGCACATGGACCACCCCGTCGCTGTCTGGCTCAAATACCAAGGCACATGAGGATATGTCGGTTGTAGTTGAAAGGTCTACGCCCGCCCAGCACCTCAAATTGGCCAACTCTTCGTAGTCCACCTTTCCCCCGCACTCTCTCCACGCCTCCATGTCGATCCATCTCGTATCCTGCTGTGTCCATTGGTTGAGGTAAAGTCTCCTGAACGTGTTTTGGTATGCAGGGATCTCTTTTGCCCGCTGGCACTCCTGCCTTAAAAAGTCTAATTTTATCGTAACGCCCAAGTTGGGATTGGCCTTTGCCCATACCTTTTCGTCTGTCCAGTCATCCTCTGGATCCGCCGAATAAATGACTGGTAAAAAGGACGGATCTTTTATTACACCGTCCCGCACCTGCCTTGCATATTCATGAACTTCCCAGCATATGCTGTTCCTGTCATAGCCCGCAGTCGTTATGGCAAGCATCAAAGGTTGGCGCCTTGCCCCCATTGATGTTTGCAGCGTGTCCCAAAGGTCACGGTTCGGTGCAACGTGTAATTC